CCCTCGCATGATTCAGGGCTGTCCTCCCGAGCTGACAGTGATCGTTGGACCGTATGTCAAGAAAGCCGCAAAGAGACTGCGTGATGGCCTGAGGCCACAACCAGTCGAGCAACCATGCCGAACTCCTACCAAGTACGAGGACCTGCGAGGGAAGATTGTCTACACCTGTGGACTTTCGAACGAGCAGATCGGACACGAGTTTGCACGCTCCATCGCCACAGTCACATCACGACTGGAAAAAGGCGACAGAGTCGTCATCCTCGAGGACGACCAATCCCGCTACGACTTGCATCTAACCCGTGGGGCCTTCGAAAGGCTCGACTACTGCTACAGCAGGCTGATGGCCCGAAAGGCCGCCAGCCTGCTAAAACGCAGGGGCAAGTCAAGAGGAGTCACACGACACAAGACGAAGTACGAAATCCCCTACACGATGCAATCCGGGTGGCCGGACACAGCATACGGGGACACACTGGGCAATGCAATCCTGAAGACCGGATTGTATGAACCCCACGGAAGCAACTGGATCGCCATCATCTGTGGTGACGACTCTGTGACAATCACTACACAGTACCAAATCGATCGTATGGGCGGCGGAGACAAAATCGTCGCCTATTACGCAGATTATGGACTTGAAGTGACATGCGCCATTCGCACAGACCCGCTCGACGCGGAATTCTGTTCCGGACGCTTCCATCCGTGTGGAGACTCCTACGTCTTGATGCCCAAAATCGGCAAGCTGCTCGCCCGCCTTGGAACTGACCGAACAAACAGAACCAAGGCAAACTCGGACGCCTGGCTCCGAGGAATCGCCCAAACCTTCAAGACCTTCGGACAGGTCGATCCGCTCTGCATGACTTCGTATGCAAAGCTGGACAAACACTTGAAGGGCGGAAAAATCATCGTGGAAAGGAAGAAGGAGTTCGGCCACAAGCTGGACGGAAGCCAGTATGTCGACGAACACGACGTGCTGAGCTACTACTCCCACCATTATGGATTCCGCAAGGCCGACCTCGACGAGTGCCGGGCGCACATCATGCAAACACCACCAGACACATTCTACACCCACCCATTTATCACTTATCTTGCGGAGGTTGACTGTTAAGTCACCCTCCTTTGTCCATCCATGATGACACACACCTGCTCGAATTCATACCCGGGCATATCGTGAGGCCGGCTGGACCGTTACATTAGTTTATTTGTTCCCCTGTGGAATATCTCTCTCTCCCCCTCTCTCTTTTTCCG